AGGAACCCCACCGAGAATACCTCGGCCACCAAGCCCGCCAGCACTCCGCCAGTACTCCATCGTTCTCCCAAGTGTATCACGGGCACTCCGAACGCACGCGGTCCCACTCAGGTGAAGTATTCGCGGTGTCGCACGGCCTGGCACAGGAACCCCACCGAGAATACCTCGGCCACCAAGCCCGCCAGCACTCCGCCGGGTATATATTACAAGAATAGAAAACTCGGGGGGGGAGAGAGATTACTACCTAGGACTACAATAGAAAACTCCCGATCAGTCCATCCATCTCTTTGGGCACCTTCACCTTACTAGGGTCCTGACGTGTCAATGATCTGACAGAACGTTTGATACGAGCGATTCGGTGCCTTTCGAACGCATCGATTACATCGATCACACCTTGGTGACGGCTCGCGATAGCAACATCCAGGGGGGTGCCATCCTCGCCAGCGAGGTCGAGGTTTGCTCCGCTGGCGATCAGCAGACGCACCATCTCAGGGTTGTCGTTCTGCGCGGCCACGAACACGGGGGTCCACCCCCACCTGTCCGTGTGGTCGATGTTCGCTCCCTTGGCGATCAACAGACGCACGGTTTCAAGTTCTTGGGCTTGGGCTTGGTCGGTGGCCAACATCAGGGCTGTCTGACCCTGTTCGTCAATGAGCTCGAGGTTTGCACCCATTTCGACCAGCACACATACAACCTCGAGATCGGAGGATTGCGCAGCCACCATCAGGGCGCTGTTACCGTCCCAGTCAACGAGGTCGAGGTTTGCACCCCTTTCGATCAGCAAGCGTACAACCCCGAGATGCCCGGATTGCGCGGCCACCATCAGGGCGGTCTGTCCTAGTAGTCCTACTACATGCCCGCCTACATACCCGACTGGTAGGTCGCTCTGAAGGTCGATGTTGGCCCCCTTGGCTACCAGAACGCTCACGGCCTTGTGGTGGCCATTCGTCGCGGCTATCATCAGGGGGCTGAGTCTCTCAAAGTTATCGACAAGCACGTCGAGGTTTGCCCCCCTATCTGCCAGAACGCCCACGACCCTGTGGTGGCCCTTCATCGCGGCAAGCCACACGGGAGTCATTCCGTCTGCATCTAACCCATTGATATCAACGCCAGAGTCAGCAAGCTTGGCCACAAGTTTTGGTCCCCCCTGTCTGGCTGCCTCGTGGATATCCTTGCGTTCTATGATGGTCGGTTCCCTTGCGCCGAACCGGCTGAGGTTGAGCGTTTTGCCCCCGACCACGAAGCGGGCCTTTTTCCGGTACATCTCGAACGCAGCGTCGACACTGATCCGTTCCCCCCTGTAGTAAAACTTTGCTGGTTCTCCTGGCTTTCCAAATAAGACGTTGACTGGCATGCTCTTTATTTAAATATATATTTTATTTTTAAATAAAATATTACCCACAGATAACAAATGTCTAAGTCCGACACCAAACGATGGGCTGACTACGCTAGGGGCGGAAATGGGTTTAGACGTCTTCGTGAAGATTATCTCCGATAATTATGACAGGGGAACTTTTCAGCCCCCTTGGGCCGGTAGGGACGCACGTAGAAGAGCAACGAGTTCGTCAAGCAGTACATCAAGTTCGTCACCGCCGATGATCGACGGGAGGCTCGGATTATGCGTGATTCTGAACGGCCGGAGCTCGCCCAGCCGTTTGGGGATGTGTATGCGTACGCCGCTCATCAATTGAGCCCTCCTCAAACCGCACGCGAAGCTAGTGGGACCATACCCGATTCTATTGCGAGGGCCTACTCCAGACTCGACACTGATCGTGGTGTGACGACGTATGAGGGAATCCCAATAGCCGAATTAGAAGTACTTGGTAATTTTGGTAAGGCGTCACGCAAACCAAAGGCTAAACCCAAGGCTAAACCAAAGGCTAAACCCAAGGCTAAACCAAAGGCTAAACCCAAGGCTAAACACAAGGCTAAACCCAAGAAAAAGTAACTCCACTCACTCGCGGGGCACCTTCCCCCTTCCTATTATAAGTATATAGGAAGGGGGTAATAAGGTGGGATATTGATTGAAAGGTCATACAATGCGCAGTAGCGTTCATTAAATCACTCCGATCCATTTCTGAATGGTGATACATTGTACAGAGTGGGGCTAGTGCACTCTTAGGTTGGTTGGCTCGCCAACGCGGGCGTCCCCGCAGACCTTCATGTAAAGCTATCTCCAACTCCACACTTGCTTGTTCGCCCATTGCCATGAGCAGCCCATAGCTCACACCCTTACCCTGGAGCCATTATAATGGTTCCTGGAAGCGGATGCGTCTATCTTCAACTATTCATCCTACAGATTCTAAGGTCTAATGATCGAGCAGTTTTGCGGTGACAGGGCTGCTAGTTATTGTTAGATTAATAGGGCTTAGTTACTCGGGCTTCGACGTACTTTTTATACACCCGGATGGGTGGGTTTTTATTGATTTTAATGTTTTTTTTTACTTACCAGACGAACATGCCGGGGCAGTTAGAGCAGCCGCCGCAGTCCTCGCACGCGGAATCTCCGTCCCCTGGCCAGCAGGAGGTGCATCCGCCTTCCTTGCAACCGTCCGGTCCAAAGTGACTGTTTACGGCACAATCATCGCAGAAGATGAGAGGAACACTCTGGTAGCCGGCGTCCCTGGTCGCATTCTTGAGACAGTCCTTACACACAGGGGCGTAGCAGTGGTCGCATTCGAAGGTCTCACACTTGCTGGTCGAAACGGCTCCGCAATCGATACAGTCGGTTTTTGTTGTCTCCATTTTGATGGCCACTATTTCGTTCTACAGTTTCTAAGCCCTAATGATTCAGCAGTTTTAATGTCTAATGCGTCTATCTTCAACTATTCATCCTACAGATTCTAAGGTCTAATGATTGAGCAGTTTTGCGGTGACGGGGCTGCCACTTATTGCTAGATTAATAGGGCTTAGGATTTACAGGAGGTAGTAGTGGCCACGAATACACACAATACAAGAACAAACTGTTCCATCCCCCTACATTCTATACTACACTTACGATGTCTGACGCCAAGATCAAAGAGTTGGAGACGAGGATCAAGATCCTGGAGCACTTGGTTTCGACGCTGACTGTTCAGACAACGAAGAAGGTGAAGGTCAAGAAGGCGAAGGACCCTGATGCTCCTAAGCGTGCCCCGAATGCCTATAACTTCTTTGTGCGCGAGATGAAGAAGTTGGAGCCCAAGACCGATATGAAGGAGCTTGGTCGGATGTGGAGGGAAGACTTTCTGAGGAGGATGACCGCACCACCTGGACCGAGATGGCCGCTGAAGCTAAGAATACTTACCAGGAAGAGATGAAGGAGTACAAGAAGGCCACCGAATAAATTTAAAACCAACAAAAACAATAAAAAACCAACCAACCCCACCCACCAGGGTGGGATAAAAAGTATGTAAAGACCAAAGCATGAGTTGAGAGGTTGTGATTTCTAATTACGTGAATTAATATATTTGCTCATATTAATTATAAATATGAGTATCGCACGCTTTGGAACAAGCACTTCAGGTTCTATTAGTGCTTTGAAAGCCAAGATCACATCCAGAGAGGTAAAGATAAATAAGATGATGAAGCAGTTAAACTCTACGAAACCGCCCGCTTTCGCCAAAAAGATCATGCGAACCAATGTGACTAAACTCAGACAACAGATAACAAAACTAAAGAAAGTTCTTTCAGTCAAACTGAAAAAGAAAACAACTTCACCCAAAAATAAGCTTTCACCCAAAAATCAAAATAAGCTTCTACACGACTCAATAGCTCTTCTGACCACAGACCCCGTAAAAGCGCTGACACAAGTGAAAAAAATACTCAGAGCGGGACATTTTAATATAAACGCCCCCGCCCATCGCTTCTCTGCCGGGCAACTCGTAGGATCATCCGCATCATGGGGGAAACCCTGCCCTCTTCTCACGCATCGCGTCAATATTCTCACACAAGTGATAGGTAACAAATTCCGAAGTGATTTCGTGCATTCATACTATGACGAAAGAAAGGATGATTTCGGCGGTCCTATTGTTCAAATTCAGAACGCCTCTCAGGATCTAGATCAACCCGAAGTCGGTAAGCCAGTCAGTGTTCGTAGTCTCATCGATACAATGAGATTCCGAATCATTAAAGAGCTCTTAGCGTATGGCGCAGAAGTTGACCAAGACACTGTAAATTTGGCAGTATCGATGAATGATTCTTTTACGGTTGTCGAACTATTCAGGCATACGGGAGGGGATTGGCAACCCGAGTATAGCCGCTTAATGATGCCAGTTCTTAGGTCCCGATTTGATTATCCGTACACATACCAAGAGGTCGGGGACCAAGTTAAATGGAAAGGTACACGGGGGAAAACAAATGTCAGGAAAGGAGTGCAGGACCGAAGCATGATCCGTGATTTTATGAAGGATGAACTCCGTTATCAGGTCTTCTGAAAGCATTTCACAGCCGACCAAATGTAGGTGACGGGAGTCCTGCTCGTAATACAGGTCCCCAATCAAACCAGTGCTTCGCGGTGAGACACACAGAAACCAATAGTGTACCTCCGCAACCTACAATAACGAGCATATATAAAGCTAGAGAGTGAAAAAAAGCACCTATGTACAAGCAACCCAATATCACCCCCATAGGAGAGTCTACGAGATGTCGTCGGATAGGCGGTACCCACAGGTGTTTGAAATCCTTCACAAAATAAGAACCATCGTTCTGTCCCGAATTTCGGTAACCTTTCTTACAATAGTAATCGGTTACCCCCATTCCACTTATAACTGCGGTACCTTCGCAGCAGTTCTGCCAAGCTATCCATTCTGCTCTCCGAAGAAGTCTGGTACCTATTCCGGAATGCTGAACACGATTACTGTAATTCTTGGATGAAACAACTTGTCCATAGACGTGCAATTCCCGAACAAGACCTTTGTTTTGCAGACAGGGAAAGACTGTAACGTCCTCGGTTACTCTCAAACGTAGAAGACCAAAGATGACCTTTCTGTCCCGTGATTCGTACGAAATAAAGTATTCTGTCCCGCCGTTTCCAAAGTACTGTCTGATCACAAGTTCTGCGTCTTCGTGGCGATAACCTAAGTGTCTACCAGCCTCCCTAAAACGAATATCGGCGCTCTCATTCATCGTCTTATTGATTTTGTCGCGTAGGTCTGGTCTCTGACAACCAGCAGAAATGTAAGTCAGAGGAATGTCTCGGACCACCCTAGGTAGTCTGATCCACGGAGGACATGTCTCCATTGCGTACCTTACAACATTTTCTAGGACCTCTTGGCCTAGGCTCTCGGAATATGGGATGTACTTCCCAGATTCATGCCATCCTTTGATGACTGACCACGGTGTCGTCTGGCATGGATAGATTTTGATCTGATCTACTGCAAACTCGGGTTCGCTGTAGACCCTGTCGAACATCTTCATGTCACCAGTGGGATCAGAGCCTGGAAGATCTGGCATGAGATGTATATCGATCTTGAAACACGCGTTCTTGAGAAGTCGGAACGCATTTACTACCTCCTGTACCCCGTGTCCTCGGTTAATAGTCTTCAGGATGGTTGGATCGAGATGTTGAACACCTAGTTGTACGCGAGTCACACCCCATCTTCTCAGGAGACGCATCCACTTCGTATCAATTGCGTCGGGTCTTGTTTCAATAGTAATCCCGATAATTCTGACAATGGCGGTGCGATTCTGTTCTATCTCGGAGAGAATATCCATTTTCTTCTCTCTCCCGTCGTAGTAAGTATTACAGGCATATACCGCATCTCTGATGAAATTCTCCAAATAAGGCACTGGATATTCCGTGAATGTTCCGCCAGATATAATCAGTTCAACCTTGTCGAGATCGTACCCTATCGTTTCGAGGGTTGTCAGTCTTGACGAACACTGGCCTATAGCCTCAAAATCGTGCCTGTTTGCCCGTGCCACTGCCGGCTCTTTAGAGAGATACGACCTGGGTTGGCCAGGTTCGTTTGGACAATAGTAGCAGTTGTGTTTGCAAGAAAACTTCTGACCATCTGGGTAGGGAGACGTCATCAACGTAACGTTGGTAATTCCACTTATTTGTCTAGACTTCCTCTGTAGGAGTATTGCAAGCCTGTCGTGAGGAACGAGTCTCCCCTCGGCAAGCATTATTTTCATAGTTCGCACCAGGAAGGACTTTTTCAAAAAAACTCGTTTCTCCTGACCAAGTTTGGTGTACCTTCGGTTGAAAGCGGTCTTTAGATCTTCATTTTGTCGGGTATTTGAAATGAGTTTGTTTAAATTTATTATAATTTCTTCATATATCTTTTGATTTTTTTCAACGGCATCTGCGATTTCCCGCTGGTAGCCTTCGATATCGCGAACCATTGTACTTTGGTAATTGAGTAATCTTTGTAACTTTAATTAATTAAAATTAATTCATTGTAATGAAGTAAAGATTATGTCACCTCCGAGATTACAACGCACCATTCGTGAAAGCAAATGGGTGACCGGGGAAACAATTTCAAAGCGTACGGGGAACCGTATAACCATAATAGAGGCTTGTGACAAATGGAGTTTCTATATATTAAATGAAGGTTCCACTCTTCGAAGGGTCACTAAAAAAGAAGCCCGATTAAAAAATGAAATTGTAGAATTTATATAGCTCAGAAAATAAAGTGGCTTATTGTCAAGCGATACAAGATGACTAACACCGAGAATAAAAAAGCGCTAGATGTGCTTCTTCGCAAGCTTTGCGACAAGCTCAAAGATGATAGGGATTCGAAAAAGCGGCAGAAAATCCATCAAAATGTGGCACCTCCCGTGCTCAATGTGAACTCTCAGATTCGGCGTCTAGATTACCAGTACTAAAAGAAAAACTTGATTAAAAAATATAAAACCCCCCACCCATCCAGGGTGGTATAAAAAACGACTTAATTTCATTTGTTGTCACCTACATTAGATAGTTCGGAATTCTTGCGCGATAGAGCATCCGCGCTCCCCAATGTAAATCAAATTCGGGCTGTTCGATGTTAAGACGAACACCTCCGTAATTCCCAGAAATGGTTTCTAATTGGCTATTCGTGTAATCCGTAATTGATTTCAAAGATCCCAGGTGTGTCGTCATTTTCTCAATATACAAAGGTATGTCTAAAAGTGCCGATTCGGGTATGGGAAGACTCAATAAGATGGTATCAATGACTTCGCAGAAAGTATGAAGAACATTACGAATTTCCAACTTCTTTTCGCGTTTTTTTGTATTCTGATAAATTGTTCGGCAAAAATCAACCTTGGTTAATGTGTTTTCCAAATACTTCACTCTTTCTTCCAGAAAATTCGGAACCGGTACTGTATACTTTGGTATTTCGATAGCCCTGATGTGGCGAGATAGCATGCACGATTTGGAAAGAGTTTCGATAAAAGCCACTGCGAGAGTACGAGCCGTATGTATCTTCAGAACATTCTCACTGATCAAAACCTGAGGGACCGACGGACGACCATTTGCGCAGTTGTCACCTGGTTGTCTGGGGATAGCTCCATTTGCAGCTTGCGTACGTGCCCATTGAAAATAATGCGGGTTATGTATGGTTCCAGTCACGATTTCGTTAGTGCGCCAGCTGAAAGATACGTGACACTGAGGACACCACATCTGGTCACAACCGTCAATTTTCGTAATATTCACACCGCATTGTGGGCACGATTTTGTGTCCCGAGATAAAAGGCGTGCAGTATCTATGTCTTCCTGCAAGCAAATGTGTTCATCTGTCGTGTCGATTATACAGACGTTACAATCCTTACAAGTAGACTTCTGACAGAGCCCACACGTCCAATCGGGATTCAAGAAACCTTTGCAATCTTCACCGGGGCATGCCTTGATAAAACCGCGCTTCACTCGTTCTTTGCGACTCGTGTTCATTTGAGCATGAAGCTTGTTTTTGAATGGGGCGACGCGTTTTTGATATTCTTTTGTCATCTTTCTAATTTCCTCTTTCAATTCAAATATCATCCTGCGTCTTTCGATTTCCACCTGCGCATCGGGTAGTTGTGCCAATTGACCTTCCCATAGGACTCTTTCTTTTGTCACTCTGAGGGGGCCCTTCACAAACGTTTTAGTCATTTTGGAGCAGACAAAATTTGTGTCCCATACTTTGTTACAATTCATACATTTAGCTTCATTGACGGTTCCTTGCAAATAAGTTTGAACACATTCGCGACAAACCAGATAGTCACATGAATGGCATTCAACTTTCTGACGCCTCTCCTTTGTGAACGGTTCGGTACAGCATGCACATTCCATCTTGCTGTTTATTATTTAATATTCTATTGATTTAAACCCTAAGTATTTAATTATTGTTATTTTTTGAAATAAATAATTATACGAAAAATTGTAGGAAGTGCTCACTTATTGTTGTTTTGACCTCTCTTGATCACCCCTCTCTCGGTACAGGGGGGTTTGTTTTCTGTTCTAATTTTCGGAAAACAGTTTGCCCTACGCACGCCCATTCCTGTAACGCGATGCTCCATTCCTTAAGGGCGTCGGGATTGTCAGATATGTCAGTGTTTCCGTCAATATTCAAGATTGCGAAACTGTTTTCTTCACTGCACAGCCAATCATCATGATACGAACCACACCTGGAAAGGTAATCCAGAGGGATGTCTTCTCCCTCTCGGTTCCTCTTCGCAATACGCCCTTCGCATGTAACGGGGTCTGTCTTCACATAGACGACATGTGTAATGTGTATATCCTTTATAAAATAGTCGAACCATTGCAGGTAAATGCAATGTTCGATATGTTCAATTTCGCCGTCATCGCTCAGCATCTTAGCGAAAACATTTCTGTCGGTGAGCACCGAACGTTCCGTAATTATCGTTTTGTTAGGGAATTTTTTCACTGTTTCGAGCAGGAGCACCAGTCTCGATATGTACGCTAGCATCTGAAACGAAAATGCATACCGTTTCCTGTCCTGGTAGAACTTGGTCAAAATGGTATTGTCGGATTCGTCTCGGATGGTGTTCCAGGTATCCACGGGTTCTTCCAGGAAGACATAGTCATCCGATAGGGTGGACCTAAGATAACTAACAAAAGTGGACTTACCCGAGCCGATATTGCCCTCAATGCTAATAATTGGCGCCATTTTTATATAATGCGTTAACTTTTTAAATCTGTTTGTCATGATCGGGTCTCAGGGGTGCTAATTAAATTATATTCATCTATTAAATGATTCCTCACATTGTTAGAATCAAAATATTGGATTCCACGACACACACAGACCTACACGATTATTTCACCACTACTTGGACGCTTGGGCAAAGAGTGAAACTCGTTTTGGATACATGCGACTGCAAAAACATTGGACTCCGGAGAATTCTTAGCATGGCGGGAGTCTTAAACAATCATCGAGCAAATTCGAAACAATACGTCATATCTAGCACTATTCTTGTCAACTCCATACTCGCACATTCTCTTCTTGTCGTAGGATTAACAATTATCAGAAGCGAGAGACCCATTGAAATACTGCTCGTTCAGTGAGAAACTTGCTTGGTTCCTCCGTGGTATTCGTACGCCAAATCGGCGTCCAATAACTTATTTTTCAATATTTCGTCCTCCACTAGCCACCGTCCATACTTGTCCAGTCCTATCACATTTATCGTAAACTCTTCACAAGTGAAATGTTGACGAGCGATGTCCTTCGCCATATTCGCCCTGACAATCGTGGCTGCTCTATTCGCATCGCTCTTCGGTGGCTTCATCTCTGGAGCATCGTAGCCGTTCATGCGGCATGATACTCGAAGTACTTTCCTATGATTTTTGTCATAATAACAGACCCATATTGTGTCGCCATCGTAAACAGAATAGAGCCGCACTTTTACCTTGAACATGTGGTCTTTCAATTTTACAGGCTCGGCGGGACAGTACAGGCTTTTAACAGAACAGCATGAAAACATTTTTAAATTTCATTTGATTTAGAATGGTTTATTTTTTTAAATAATGCTCGCACCACATATGCGTGGCCAGTGCCGACACACACATGAAACGCAGCATGAAAAAGCACCCAATTCGGGTCTTTCCGCCTGTAAGCTGCGATCGAGTTTCTGTAACACAATGCCATCACTGGCCAGATTGGCCAACCAAGGAGAACTATCCATTTTTCGCGTATTCGTAGAACGCCAACCAGAGTAAAAGTAGCAAGCGAAATTCTGGCCATTATCATATCCGCATTCCGACGCGGTCCGTGGCGTGCGTCGACCCAATGGACTGCACTAAATGTAGCAGTGGAAAAGACCGTAACTGCTAACCACAAAATCAGTCTGTCTTGTGTTTCATTTTACATGTACATACCGAAGCCAGCCACAAAAAACCAGGACACGCTAGTGCATACTAAAGGCCACGAGACCGATAATGACAAAGGATACTCGGTTACACCACTTTCCATGTCGATTGCAATTCCAAGTAAAGTTGTTAAAGATATCTCCGTAATACTTTTATTCATATTTTATAAACTTTAGAAATTGTAAGATAAACATTTAGGCAAACACAAAAACGATGGCTCTCGATATAACCCAACAGGTCAAGAAAGACCTCTTGCAAAACAAGACTAAATTTACTCGTACTCTTTCGAGTCAACTTGGTTTGTGCGCTAACAGGGCGGCGCACTTCCGCAATTCACAAAAGTTCCGAAACTGGATCGCTAAGAACGTATTCCAGGAGTATACCCCAAACATTATGTGGCATCGTAAAATCTCGAGCGGCGAAGGTTTTCGGATTCTCAAGGCATTCTATGGGACCAGTAGCACATGCGACATTGGCGACTTCATCGAATACGTCAAAGGTCTTGGCGTGATATTCGACGTGTTCGGTCAAGACAGCATTCGCACTATAAATGCCGTGAAGTCGTGGCTCGAACACAAAGGCATTACAACTCCCGGAGCCTACTTTCTGCAGGCCGCTGTTCTGTACGCCCAGCTATCTTACATGGGACATCGTGTGAACGAAATGGGTTACGGCAGTCACAACCTTATCGCGACAGCAACCGCGGAACGAGCCTACACCAAACGCGTGGCCGCTGAGACTGCTCGGAAGGAAGCAGCTGACAAGATTCACCTGGCGAATCTCGCCGGGGAAGTGCCTGAGATGGTGGAGTCGAATGCTGATACCCAGGCTCGCAACGCTCTCGCAGCCCTGGAAATTGACTGGGATTAAACAAAGAAAAACAAAAATAATATTAAAAAAAACCCCGCCTACGGTGGGTATAAAAAAGCACGTTTAGATTTAAAGTTTCTACGTTTTGTATTGTAATGAAGCTATACAGTTGATTGTACTGTCGTTCCAGGATTTTTAAAAAAAGTTTTTTATGGTAATTGGGGGAAATCGATGAAAATGAAACTATCAATGTTATAGAAGGTATAACTTCATCTTTTTTGTGTTTACCAATAGGCCTTAGAATTTAAAATGTGGAACAAGCAGTGATCATTGAACTACCCACGATGTCTCTCACGATGTATGAGATGGAGACGAGAATAAAGAATCTGGAGTTTCTTGTGTTAGGACTAAGCATTTCCTCGAACAACGAGGTCGCTCCGGAGAAGCCTACGAACTTCCGTCAACTCACACCGTATGCAATCGATATTGCCGAGTCAGTCAATATCCAGGAGGTATTCAGATTTAACCACCATTGTGTCGGCGAGGACATGAACGGACCTTCCGATAGGTTTAGCAAAGGACGCTTGAATGAACTAGCCTTCGTGCAATTTTCAGAAGGACGGTTCGAACATGTTGACGAACAAGGTTATGACTTAGTCGATAACAAAACCGGTAAGAAAGTCGAATTGAAGTTTTCCATTTCGTGTTTGAAAACCCCCACGGGTCCTTTAAGGGAAAGCGGGTGTCTAGGGACCATCCGCATTAAAAACACCATGGGTGTGTCAACTTCCGAAAATCCCACCCTAAAACTGAAGAACCGTGCAGACTACTACATTTTTGTAGACAAAACGGCATGCGCTATGGCTGAATACAAAGACATAGAGCCTTTCTTGGTATCGAAAAAAGATGTCATTGTATTGGAAAAGATGCCAATGCACAAATTGTGTCTTCTCGCTGATGTATCAGAAGAACAAATCGCTATCACACAGACCTGTCCAAAATATATAGATCGCAGAAAGGAAATGGAAACCAAACTTTTCGAAGATTGGAAAGCCCCCAAAGTCATGTAAAAAGAAACTCAAAAGAAACAACAAAAAAACCCTACAACCCCACTGTCCCAGACAGTGGGATAAAAAGACGTATTCATACAAACAATGGTTCATTGTTGATCAGAAATCTTGCGCATCGCTCGATCATGGTTACATTGACCGCATTTCCAAACTGAGTGTAAGCGATCTTGTCCTTTGGATGTATAGTGTAGGTTTCAGGGAACGACTGCAAACGTGCACACTCTCTTGGTGTCAAGTACCTTGACTTCGGTCCGTACACTGGAATCATGCTAGCCATTGCGACTAGCGTTGGTGCATAATTCGTGTTTTTGATCCGGATGCCGGACCCACGGGCACTCCACAACACTTGCGACATTCTCAATTTCTCACTGCCAGCCTGCCATTCCATTTTCCTCACTGCTCCCGTCCACAAAGGTTCCTGACGTGACTTCTTCAGCCACGGATCTAATAGTGCTTTGTGTTGCGTGTAGAAGTCTCTATTCTTCGTGATCCAACTCTTATACTTCTCGGAGAAGTCTGTCTGCGCCTTCGCAATGGCAAGTTTGTTCTCCTCATCGGTAAGTTTCTTGTTGTGTTTGGTCACGGACGTGTTTTCCCCATTACTGTCCCACCAATCTGTCCAGATTGGAAACTTTGGAACAACGATAACATTTTCATGACAAATATGCAAAAATGCATCCCACACCTGCTCGGTGATCTTATGTTTGGCCATAAGTGCGTACTTCTCATTAGTTCTGTCACTTATGATCGATTTCAAATCGGTGATCTTGGCCAATTGCTTGTTAACTTGTGGCAACTCGGGCAATTCACCTATATCCTTGCGTTTACACAAGATGACAACTCGCTCCCGCGACTGAGGGACACCAAAGTATAGAGTGTTTAAAATAACTGGATTATCGTACGTAGTGTAGCCAAGACTATCGATATTATCCCGAATGACCTTCCACGTGTTGCCGTTGTCGTGTGTTGCGAGATTCCGGACGTTTTCGAGGATCATATACCTAGGATTATGGTGTCTGACCATCTTACAGATTTCAAAAAAAATGTTGCCACGTGAGTCCTGAAAGCCTTTCTGCCCCCCAGCCTTCGAAAACGGCTGACATGGGAAGCCAGCACACAATACGTCGAAGGAAGGCATTTTCTCTATATTTATCTTTGTCAAATCACCTTCTGGTTTAATTCCGTAGTTTAACTCATAATTGTCTCGACACTCCTCTTTAATATCACTTGCCATCACACAATTCATCCCCAGGTTGGCCAGTGCCTGATGGAAGCCACCTATTCCGCAACATAAATCAATGAAGTTCATGTTAGTCTTATCGCTCATTATTGTAAGTTACTATGAGTTGCCTCTTTAAACACGTTTTCACTAGACATCTGACAGTGGTTTTTATACCCGCCTAGGCGGGGTTTTTTTGTTTTTATTTTTAATTGAAATCGATGCAGAACCACTTCGATTGGCCCTCCACAATATTCTGGGTCTGCATCTCGTATCCTTCTCCATCTCCAAGGCGCAGGCAAGTATCGAGAAGCTTCATCCGATCATATATGTGAGGATGTCTGAATATAATCTTGATGGACTTTTTCTTCTTCTTCTGGTCCAACATTGCCTTGACGACTTCTGCAGCATCGTGAGGACAGTTGAATGGAACATCAACGATCTGGACAGGACGTTGTAGACCACGAAGGTCGTGCTCGTCTCCTGTCAGATGCCACCATATGGATCGGTTGTCGCTCGGGATTTGGAACACGGCCCAAATGTGGGACGGGATCTCGAACTGGTAGGATTTGTTGAAAGGCATTTTAATTCTATAAGGTTCTGGGCTACTATTCAACCCTACAAATCCTAAAGCCTATTGTTCTTGTGATATCTGGTGAGTGAACCTGCAAAAAACAGTATAATCAATAGACCTTAAAATTTGTAAAGTGAAGTAGTGGCCAAGAGATACATACACAAGAACATACCCGTTCTACTTACTAGAAAAGAAATCATGGCTTCTCTCCCGTTGACCGAACAGGTTAAAAAAAAAATCTTGAGACACAGAGCACAATTTACTCACGTTCTTTCATCACAACTCGCAATGTGCGCTTCCAAAGCCGCGCACTTTCGCAACTCACAGAAATTTCGCAATTGGATCACAAAGAACATATTTCAAGAGTACGGCCCGAAATTAATGTGGTACCATAAGCTCACATCAGGAGAAGGTGCAAAAATTTTGAAGGCATTCTACGGTACCAAAAGCTCTTGCGACATTTCCGACTTTACCGAACATGTCAAACGCCTCGGTCTGGTATTCGACCTGTTCGGTCAAGACACCCGCGGCACTATCACTGTCGTGAAGGAATGGTTCGAAAATAAAGGCGTTTCCATCCCCGGAGCATACTTCCTCCAGGCTGCAGTGCTATACGCCCAACTGTCTTTCATGGGACATCGGGTCAACGAAATGGGATACGGCAGTCATAACATTATCGCAACCGCAACCGCAAAACGGGCTATTGACAACCGGAGAGCCGTTGAGACCGCCCGCAAGAAGGCGTCTGAGAAGATTCACCAAAGTAACCTTACAGCAGAAGTTGCGGAGACTAAACCCGCAGAGTCCGACGTTGACACCCAAGCTCGGAACGCACTCGCTAACTTGAAAATTGATTGGGATGAGGAATGGTAAAGAACTTAAACTAATATATATTAAAAAAACCCCACTTCGGTGGGTATAAAAAACACCGTAAGTACCCTCTTTTTATACCCACCCAATGGGCGGGGTTTTTTGTTTTTTTTTGTTTGTAAATTTTAATTTCTTTTCAGCTCCGTCCATCGACATTTCATCGCCGAGACTGTCCGACCAGGAAGAACGATATCGGTCCACTTGCTTTGCCAATTGACCCAATTCTTGCGTCCTGCCAGCAAGATTTCATCTTCGGCGTTTGTCCATCGCACACGAGTAAGAGAGGTCTTAGACTTCTTTTTAGGAGGCTCCATGTCTGGCAGAGGGGGAGGAGGCTTAGACTTCTTCTTCGAAAGTTCGTTGTCACACCCGTACTTCCGCTCGTAATACGCCCGACACGCTCTGTTGGTGCGCCCAGGAAGTTTTTTAGCAATAGTCATCCAGCTCCGCGAAATTTTGCGAGCATTCACCAAAATCTCATCCTCAGCCGCCGTCCAACTAGGTGCCTTCGGTTGTTTAGTTTTAGACGGAACATACTCTTCGTCGTCTTCGTCATCATCACTGTCCGTTTCGGCTTCCCATGCCATCGCCTCAGGCGACTTCGGAGATTCCACAACGGGCTCGGGTTCCACCTGAAGCGCCACAACGGGCTCGGGTTCCACCTGAAGCGCCACATCGGGCTCGGGTTCCATCTGAACCGCCACTGGCTCGTTCGAAAACTTGAGCGTCGTCCCATTCTCGTCCTTCAAAACATTTACAATCATGTCATTAGATTCTTTGCTGAAAGTTATAGCCATGTCATTGGACTCCTTACAAAAAGTGACTGTCACGTTTGTATGCATTATTGAGGTATTTGTGTTCGTCTAATCCTCCCTCCAAGGCTTTCTAAGGTATATTGATTTAAATTTTTTTTAATATTTATTAATATTAATACATTATTAATAAATGACCATTCAAGTCAATTTTGGAAATCCCAGCAAGTTTTCTATGTTTGGAAAGTCACTCTCTGTTAAAGAGGCATACGATCTATACGCACGCGGGCTCGCGTTCAAGTTCACCAATGGGAGACATTTGCTTTTTGGAGGTACGTTTTCTAACAAGTCACAACTGACGAACAAGTTCGGGGCACCAGGTATGAGTCCCGCCAAACGATACAAAAAGCTTGTGGAGCTACGTTCACGGCTGGCTAGACAGGCAACCAGAATCCAGAGCAAGGTGAGGGGGGATATCACAAGAAAGGCGAACCCCATTTCAACCTGTCCGGTGTGCTTGGAAAGTAAATTTACGAAGAAATTGTGCCAACCGTGGGAGTGCCAAGGAGTAGCACACTCCGTCTGTCCCGATTGTTCTCAATCAATCGCAAAGTCTGAGACGAGGAGATGCCCCATGTGTCGCGCCCCTCCCATAAAAAATGAATCTACAATCCCAACAAGATATAGAGACCAAGATTTCGAGACAGATGATACCTCATACCCGGTGTATACCCCAACGCAGCTATCGCGGATGAACGACGAAGACAGAGCCTTTGCAATGCGGTTAAGACGTAATAGATATTCCCGCCACATGTTTCTTGTTCCGTAGGGAGATCGATGACGGTGAGTTTAAGGCGGTGGAACCGTATAAAGTGGGATAGAATAACCCAGGTGGCCGCTTTATGCCCTTACAGTCGCACCCGGTATGTTATCACTTAATCCCAGAGGTCACCAGACAGTTGGTAGCCTACATCGAGTGGGAACGTTTGCACCCTATGACAACGGATGACGGAGAACCGTGGCAGGTTCTAGCAGCACGACGCTCAGTGAGATGAAGCCCCAGTGCAGACTAGGACCATTTGGATACCAGGTTGGTAATTAGTTTTTATACCCGCTTGTGCGGGGTTTTTTTGTTTTAAGTTTTTTTGTTTTTTAAGTTTTTGTTTCATAGGAATTGACTGACCACAGAGAGGGTATCGTCAGAGACATCAGGTACAACCGATGCCATGGCCAGCAGCCTGATGGCTTTGAAGACCTTGTTCCGACCGCTCCAGAGAACCAACGTCCGGCGATGCTTTTCTGCCGTGAGTCTCTTGCCATTTAACGACCAATGCTGTTGCAGTATTGATCCGTCCTCGTCCCACTCGCGAAAGGCTGGTCCATCCGTACAGTGGAGCATGAATTTTTCCGTACCGATTGGACCCGCTGGAATTATCCACATTTCTTCTATGAGGAGAGAATCCTCATCAAAGTACTTCGTGTGGATTGGACCCTTGTTGTTCCAGTTCTTCCAGATTTCTTCTGGAAACTCCTCATATTTTGTACGATATCTGGGATACAATTTTCCATCGAAGCTGGTGACATGACTGTAGGTCTTCAAATTGTACGGTTCAATCGCAAACCCTCGCGCTTCGTGCTTTAGTTGTTCCACCGCGTACTTGATCATTTCATCGACCGATGCCATGACGCTCTGGGGCGATGATTGAACATGAGCGTCATAGCTGTTCAGCAATGGGTCAGCGATTAATACTTCCAAAAGAGGACCCAAAGCATCGTTCACTGAGGCTTTCTGTTCGTTGGTTAAAGTCATTGTTTCATATATATCCTAATCATATACAAACCCTAAGGTTTAATTATTTTTAATTTTTAAAACAATGACCATCCGAGCAAGTTTTCTATGTTTGGAAAGTCACTCTCTGTTAAAGAGGCATACGATCTGTACGCACAGAGGGGGGTCGCGTTCTGACTGGTATTTTCAATAATTTAAAAACGAAAATGTCACAAACCAACACGCACTTCCCACGAAGGCCTTACACAAACTATATTTGTAACCACGCCATAGATCTCCACCCGTGAGTCCTTCCACTAGTAGTGGAAGCGGTTTCACATCGGTTTGATACAAAATTCTCAACGTATCAATGGGATAGACCGCGGTCATCGCCAAACAACCGCAACAACCTCCTACGACGACCGATTGAATCGGACCAAGTCTACGTTCGGAAAACTGAGCCACACTAGTCAAATAAACAGTAGAACCGATCATTTCCTTCAACGCTATACCCTGCCAACCCCGGAAGGTGAACCCTCTCTTCGTTTGTCGACAAAGCTTGTACGAATCTATCGGGATAGACAAGACACTATTTACAAGCCCAGCCATAGCGGCGGCCAAAATCACATTGCGAAGAATAAGGGCCTTGAAAACATAGAGACGAATGCTATCGCTCAACGAATTGAGTACCAGAGGGGCTTCGATCCCAACCAGAACGTTCTGCGGTCCCGTTGTAGCGACCGCCTGAGTTTTTAAGCTGTCCAAGGGATAAGTTACAGCTGTAGAAATAAGGCTCGATATCGCAGCCCTTTTAGCTATATGCATTTGATACAAACAAATAAATAAATTCAACAAATAAAACAATAAAAGTAAAAAACTTACAAACAAATAATATCATGGAGGCTTTTCATGTGTTGGGTGGGTACTTCGAAGACATCCAAGACAGTATCCCCGAGGGTATCTACCTCAAGATGTATGATACGCTCAAAGCGATCAAAGATGACCATTCCCATGTCGGCCTGCTCTACGAAAACCAGCGGCTTACAAGTGTTTGCAATCGAGCCATGCGTCAGCGGGTAAACTTGCTTGCCAGTATCCGCGATCGGGACCTCAACCTCCAGACAACGACAGAATTGCTGCAAAAGTCTCGGGAAGAGCAGACCGAGCTGAAACACACGAACAAGCGGCTGCGCGTCGATTTGAGCAAATTGGAGGAAGACACTGAGCGATTCATCAACCCTCTGACAGGAAGGTCCATTAAAAGCACCAGTCAACTGGCCAAGAAACTGAAGCGCCTCAAGGAGAGTGAGGACGCGTAACCCAATACAACTCGTAGACAAAGAGTAAAACGGAAAGGGTCATTAATATATATCCTATATTTCTAAACTTTCCCCTAACCGTCATCCCACTGTACATAAGTAAGGGGGAGAATACTGTTAGAGCGAAATAACGACCGGGTGTGTCAACGGGAGTCTTCATTACAAAACGTCTACATTTTTTTTTGGTTATAAACGCAAACTCTCTGTTCAATTTCAAAACACCCCATGGACGCTCTCGGTTCCCGCCAGAGTGTTTATTGGATCAACGGGAGGGGGGTCTCAAGCTCTTGTACCCATAAGTGCCGCTCTTGCCCAGGTCCCAGCTCACGCAGCTGAACAGCGGCATAGGCACGGGCACGAGCGACTTGGGGCAGAAGCGTCTCCAATACCTCTACCTCCAACGAACCTGGCCTCGCCCCATTCTGCATCCATGATCTCAGCCGGCGACTCTGGTCCACAGTATCTTCAATCTCTTCCATTGTCAAAACGACTTTCGGATGAGCTCGGCACATAGGACAAACCAATGTTGTGTCTGCTATCCGCGATGCACAATCTTTACATACCCCATGGCGTATGGTTCCAGGACAATCAAACGGTTGGACAAGCACTTTGTCTTCCAAGCATACAGGGCACTCTGACACTTCATTTGTCCCGAACCGATTGAGATTGAGGGTTTTGCCATCGACCACGAAGCGGGCGTTTTTCTGGTACATCTTGAACGCAGCGTCGACACTGATCCGTTCCCCCCTGTAGTAAAACTTTGCTGGGTTTTTTCCTAACACGACTTTAATTGTTGGCATGGTTATAAGGGATTTATATTTTTTAAAAGAATAAAATCAACCTCAGGGTGGGTGCTGTACTTAAATAAACTATGGATCCCAATTTGCAATCGTGGAAGGATGGAGGCGAAGAACAGGACAGCCTACTCAAATGCCTAAAACAAGTGGGCAGGATGCCAATGCTTATCAATAATAGAAACTGGACCCTCGAAGCACTCTTTATTGCAATGCAGATTTCTCGCAAATCTAATCTTAAAAAACGCGACTGGGAACAGTATGTCTTCGTTTTCGACCCCATGAAGGTAGGTTTTGGTGAATACGGTGCAGAGCGCCCCGTCTCTATGATTTCTCGCAAATGGGATGGTTCTCTTGGGTTGATACAGTTCAGAAGGGACGGAATGATTTTTAAACCGACTGATGAACACGAAATGGAAGATTTCATACTCACCGTTGCATGTATACCAAAACAAATGGAATACGAAAAACACATACTACCGCATTTTTTACAAGACACGGCCATTTGTAACAGATGTACCAAGGTTTCGGAACCATTCGAAGTGCTCGAAAACGGAAAAACATACTGTCTCGGATGTGTCAATAAAATTTATCCCGAATTCTGCAATATTTGCAATAATAGACACACCGGCGAGAATGTTATGATTATACAAATGGATGGACCTGTATACACATGCAGAGCTTGTAGAAAATTCATGTCGCAGTTTATCCCATAATAATAAAAATTGCGATTTATTAGACTTCAGAACTTCGGTCACACTAAACTAAAATGGCACACAAAATCTTATGCAAGTCCCTCTTGGACATCGGGAAATTACCCAAAACCATTGACACTCCGTGGACTGGCGCACAACTCGCGAAATCCGTTCAACCGGAAGCACTTCCCCACATGGTCTTCATTTTCAATCCAGCCGAGACAGGCTTCGGCGATATAGAGGGGATGTTTCCAGCTGAGTTTCAGAAACCCAAGTGGAAACAAGACAACGTTCGGGGACTCGTCACTTTTCAAAAGTCAGGAACGCAAGGTATGGTCAGTCTGCAACTCGCATGCGTTCCCCTCCGAAGCGTGGATGTATCAAATCACGCAGTTGTTTCGGCGTTTCTTCAGCTGAACTCGGAGTGCTACTTCTGCAAGAAAGTAACTCGCCATGTCAAAATAAGCAACAGCACCGGTCAATGCGCCTGTATGGACTGTTTCAAAGAATAAAAAAAAACAATAACTAATAAAAATGTGAATGGGGAATAGATGGTAGAGCCATCTATTCCCCAGGGAGGCACAAGTGTGGTTGTCCTTTTTCTTTTAAAATTTGTCTCTCAAGGTTTCCAGATCCCCGCCGCGACTATTGAGTATGGTGCATCTCGTTTCCTTCACCAACTTACGATAAACTTTCCTATCCTGTGCAGTCGACGTTGACCTATTTTCTTCCGGACGCGCAGACGAACTCTGTATGGCCTTGGTTATATTCTCAAACTCTCGGTCCTTCGTATTCCGATCACGGTAAAACTCATGGAGTGGCTTCGCCGCCTTATACATCATGTCATACGTCACATCATCGATAGGCTTGAATTTCCACGTTTCCGTACTCGCATCCCAAGTTTGACACAGCTGCCTCGCAAGATTGGGCTCCTGAACCGTGCGATTCTCTGGATGGTCAACGTTGAAGTATATCCGCCTGATAATGTTCTGTAGACCCTCCGGTCCAGCGCGGATGGCCTTCACCAAAGCAGCCTCATCCTGAGATATGTAACCAGTGTTCTCATCCCCATAATTATTCACCACTATGGTCACATTGTTGTTCACCGTATTGTTATCACCCGTTATCTGAACCGAAGGCACTCGCGAAGCCCCCACTTCCGCAGAAAGTACAGGGATTATCGCACTCACACAACTGTTCCTCGACATGTGATTCCGCTTTGAATTTGGATTCTTAAATACCTTGAGACACCTCGTACACTGACACGGGTCTTTCTTTTCTTGTTTACACGTCCCCCTACTCTTGTGTGACCTACAAGAACTTATAGATTTGAACTCCTTTCCGCACAATCCACAGACTACAGGACTAATGTTTTTGACAATCGGACTAACGTTTTTGTCAATTACGCTATTGTTTGGAACTTGATTATGACTAGTAGTTTCTAAATCGGGTTTTTCTGAAACACACGGGAATTTACGAGCCAAGTGTCTTCTGAAACTCTGTTTTTTGTGTGTAGCATAACCACAAATGCCACAAATATAACCGTCAGACATTCTTTTATTTATACTTAGATAATATTTTTACCTTAACATTGCTAAAGCCAAAACCCTAATTATATTTAATTAAATAAGCAATAATCAAAATATTTAGCTTATTATTCGGTAAACGTTATTTCTTCAAATATTTTGCCTAATCTCTGAAAGTCAGTTTTGAAAAGTTGGTAAGTTTTTGAATCTTTACCATAGCGCTCTAAAATTTCAGTCAGAAAATCTTGTACAGAATTACCGTTGCATCTGTGACAAGCCCAATATAAATTTGTATCATCCATGCTTCCACCATTACTATGGGATTTAATATGGCATAAATGTGACTTCGGATTTCCTCCCCAACACGGAGTCATCGTTTGACCGCAGAGACAATTAGCTTCGAAGGCATTGCCAAATTGTTGAACCCACAGGTTCCGTTTTTGATCATCAGGGTTCTTTGGCCGTCGTCTACGCTGCCGAAGAGGAGGAACCTCAGGGACTGACGCAGCCACGCAGGTATTTCGTGACATGTGACTCCTCTTAGTGTGAGCATTCTTGAATACTTTAAGACACCTCGTACATTGACATGGGTCATTCTTTTCATTCATACATGTCGCTCTACTTTTGTGATTTCTAAACGACTGAACATTTTTGAATAATTTCTTGCATAAGTCACATGTTCTATGACTAATGTTTCCGGGGCACATACTAATGTTTTCGGGACTCGCACTATTGTTTTGAGCAATTTGACTATCGTTTTCAACAATTTGACTAACGTTTATGACTCCTACCTGCTCACCTGCTTTTCCATCCCCACATACAACCTTTCGTGCCATATGTCTTTTAAAACTTTGTTCGTTGTGTGTAGCGTAGCCACATGTACCGCATGTACGTTCTTCCATCTTTTTATAAATATTTATTATTACCTTATATAATTATATATCAAATCTTTAATATAATTAATAAAAGCAAGAAAGCGGCTTTTAATTGCTATTTTCTACTGAGAGAGATATTTTTTTTTGTTTTGTAAAAAAGAATAATTCTGAAAAAAAATAAAAAATAAAAAAAAAATTAAAAAAAACAAAAAAAA